CTGACCTTCATAATCAATCTCCGGCCATGTGGACAATTTAGCCTCAAGTCCTTCGACATTTCTGGTTCGAGCTGTTTCCCAATCCGTGGCACCATTAAGTACACTGGTCAGAAATTCAACACTTTTGTTAGCTTCGCGAAGTGATACATTAACCGCTTCGAAAGCGGCCATGTCAATAGCTTTCTGTTGTAATAGCTTAGCTTGTGTGGCGAAATCTACCGCTGGTAATGATTCAAGTTCATTGGTCAAGCGAAGTAAGTCAGACGCCTTCTTGTCATCCCATTGGATAAACTGTAGATTCACAGAATCCAATAGAGCCTTCCGATTAGTATGCTCGCGACGAATGATTTCGTTGAGTTCATGTAGTTCATCGAACCGTTTTTTATTGTCACTGATCTTCTTGCGTAGCAAGTCAGCTTTTTTGGTTAGTTCGGTGATCCCAAACAACTCTTCAATAACATCCCGCTGGTTCGGTTTTGTAGCATGGGTTGCTGGCATCGACAAAAATGGCTCATGCGTCGCGGAGAACACTACAATACGAGAGAAAATCTCGAATGGTACGCCAATGATAGTAGCTAACAAGGCATTCGCCGCTGCGATGCTATCAGGGGTGATATCGTTGCTGGCAGTGAAAGCGTTGTCTTCGATGCGCTCGAAGATGCGGACACCATCACCTCCCATGGCTTTATTCTTGCGATAACGTTCTACTTTGTAGAAAGTATTGTCGTTCTTGGTGAACTCCAATCGCAAATACATGTCCTTTTTGTTGGTGTTGTTGATCAGTCGATCTTTGCTTATGTCCGATATCGGTTTGTCGTAACACACAACGGACATGGCATTGAGAATGGTGGTCTTTCCAGACCCATTACTGTCAACCTGCCCGTTCACCATATCATCAAAATTGAAACCTAACACCAACGTAGGATCAACAAAATTCAGGTCGATGGTTGTTTCATTGTTGCCATATGACAAGAAATTGCGCATTGTCAAACTGGTCGGTCGGATACGATTCATACCAGTCCTTCATAAATGGTGATCAGTTTGGCTGGACTGATTTTTTCACTCTTGATCTGTCCCAACATAGCCTTGATGATGTTCTCTGTGGATTCGAGTTCCATACCTTCTAACGAAAACTCTGTATCTTGAAGAACCTCTGTTAATTCGGTTGTATCTTCCAGCGACAATTCGCGTAGCTTGTATTTCTTTACCAAGCGTTCCCTGATCTGGTTGCTTTCCTCAAAAGTTAATGGAACGTCAACCAAACACTTGACTCTAGCGTCCGGTAGGAGATATTTGGTCGGTTCATCGAGTACATCTGATAAATTACACTTGATGTACATCGGGCAATGAGGCCAATCGATATATTCCAACGTATCGGAGTCGAATTCGTAGGTAGCCATGCCACGCTTGGCATCATTAGCATCACCGAAGTCGCCGGGAAAGGCATTTCCTATGTAGAAGGTATTGTCTTTGTCTTGCCGCTTGTGGAAGTGTCCACTGAAGATTCGTAACTGATTAGAGAACGCGGTGTGTTCAGGCCCGTGTTCCAGTACCTTAGTATCTCCGACAAGAACGAATCCTTTGAACTCGAAGTGACCCATGAAAATCTTATGCTTCGCATATTTTGGAAGTAAGGTATGGTATTCCTCTTCAAAAAGGTAAGGGAAGAGAACCGTGTCATTTTGGTCTAATACAACAGGCGTATCGTGTATCAATACTATGTTAGAAAGAGATTCGAAAGGATTCGTAGTAAAAATCTCACGATTATTTCTATTAAATAAATCATGGTTTCCGGTTACAAAATATACGGGAAGTCCAAGTGAATTGAGCATTTTTGCACCACGATACGAATAATGTAATGTCATACCGTTAACAGATGATCGGTGCTGATGCCAATCCCCCAAAAATATGATTACGTCTATCTCAGGGTCAGCTTTTACATTAGTACAGAACCATTTCAAATAATTTATACAGTCTTTATTATGTAATTCGCTGTTATTTACCCTCCCAAAATGAAGGTCGGTCAACATTGCGCATTTGTTAAATTTCTTCATTTTGTATGATCCATCCGTTGAAGTGTTTTATCTTTTTAGATGTAAGACGAAGAATCATATGATACGGTAAATCGTGATCGATTGCGAACTTTCTAACACTTACATATGTACAAGTTAGTCCATCTGGTGATATAAACGTTGTACGTTGTGAACTATTTTTCTTTTTGATAAGAGCTTCGTTGGTTACTACATCCCATTTACGATGTAAAATGGGTAACCTGTGTTTTATGGCGAAAATTTTCAGGCAACCGATTAGTTCATTTTTACAAATAGACAGTTGTACATGTGATCGACAATTGATTGCTGGTTTAGATTTTATCATTATATCAAAGAAACGTATAAAAGTTTCTACCATAAAACAAAGATTATCACTCCAAACATCTTTGGCTTGAATAGATAGATGCAACTTGTCTGTATTTCTTCTTTTCGTGATAGAACCGTCTCCATCAATATATCCAATGAACAAGGATATAAGTTGCTTATTGGAAAAGGTAAACTTTCTCCAATTGGGAGGAATTTCAGTTTTTGTGTTATGTATATCGAAACGTTCCTTTAATTTAGGTACGTTTATAACATCATTAACCTTCAAAATACAAGATTTCGCACCGATTTTGAAATTAGTGTTTCTGAAGAATGTAGTTACATCGATTCCTATAAAACATCCTAATTTTTCTAAATGATGAGTATCAATCGATGATAATATCAATCCAAACACATCTTGTCTATTATTTTCTTTAATATTTGTAGTGACCCAACCATCGGCCATGACAAAACCGATCCAATAGAATGTTTCCAATTCTTCGGACAATAGGCGTGCTAAATTTTTCATAAAACTCTCCAGATATGTTGTATATATCATGGATGTTAACGACTCATTTTTTTTCAACCGTTTCTATTTACTATAACATCCGTGTTGATTTTTCTTAAATCATTCACTTCTTCGATTCTAGCTGAAAACGGATGATACTTAGCTTTAGCTGTCAGGTAAGCTTCTTGAGCTTCTTCCTCAGTCGGAAACGACCCCAAATATTTGACTTTACTCTTTCCATTTTCATATATTCTAATGACGGAGAAGAAATGATCACCTTTCGTTTTTGTTGTACGTCGTTTCACGCCTAGATTGCGGGGCAATAGACGATTTTGGTTATTTTCTGATTGGGTCGCTTCTCTTAGATTCTCGAAACGGTTATCGTCCATGTCCCCATTTATATGATCTATCTGATTGACAGGCCAGTTGCCAGTATTAAGCAACCAGACGATTCGGTGAGCTAAATATTTCGTCCCGTCTAACCTGACTGCTCTATATCCCCTTTCGGATAGTCCACCGGCACGTAGTCCACGATAGGCTGCCCGCCGACCGCGACTATATTTGAAATCAGTGCGCCAATACAAATACCCAGTGCTGGCATCATATGTTAGATGTTCAAGAAAGCGTTCACGTGTTGGAAGAGTTTTCTTTGTCATATACTGTATATGCCCTTAAAGTCTGTGGCATTATACACCGATACCATCTGAAATTCAATCTTCCGCTTCAGAATCTCCACCAGAATCAGGACTTTCGTTATATTCTCGATAACTCTTGGTAAGAACCTCGGAACCCATATCATGTTCCTGTCCATCCTCGCGGAAATTTTCCATGTAGTTATAGGAAGGCAGTTCACCAACACTGATCAAAATTTCATCCTTGATCGTTCGCTGTTTGGTTTCACTATTCAGATACTGGTAAAAGGCGTGCCGTAGAACCTGTGTGAAGTATGCAAACGGATTATTCGTCTTCTCCGGATTGAAACTCTTCCAGACCTTCACGATAGTTAACATGGCAAACGCTTTCATGTCTTCGTCGTAGGAATAAATTCTTTTGTAGTCGGGGTGTTTGGCGTATTTAGTACATAAGGTCTGAAGCATTTTGGCCAATTCATTGGTCATTGCTCCGGCTTCCTTACTTTTCGCCAGTTCCTTCATGAGGTCTGCGTTGTTGACGTAATTCTTCTTCTTGACAGCAAGAATGACAATAGGGGCCGCTTCCAGTGTTCCAGAGGTGGAACACGTATCGATCTTCTTCTTGCGACCCCTCTTTTTCTTAACAACCGGTTCTGCGTTTTCTGTCTGTGGCAACTTGCTGTTTTCCATGCGGTTTCCTTGGGGGTTAAATTACATTATGCATTAACCCGAATATACCACAGTGTTTCTGGAATGTAAACATCTATTTTTGCAACAGTTTCTTTTCATAAATAGTGTATCCCAATGGACAAGATATGGCCGACCCAAACGATTTTGAACTAGAAAATGCTCGTCGCCTAGCTAAAGCACAACGCTTAGGAACTCGTGCGGCACTTGCACCGGGTATGTTTGATAAGACTGTCACCGATGTAAATGATGGGCTGACTGGACTTAAGAACCCCCTAAAATCCTTTACCGACGCCCTCGGTGTGTTGACCCGTGGCGGATCACTTTTCGAAAAAACGTTAGGTGACATGAACAAGAGAATGGTCGCCAGTGCCGGATTGCATCATGATTTGGCAAAGACCATCGTTGACGGAACTCGTGATTTAGCGAAGAAGAACAAAGATTTTGCTGAAGGCATGGGAGCTTCCATGACGAACATGTCACACTTTTCAAATTCTTTGAAAGGTCTGTCTGATGTTGTCAAAGAGAAGGCGGATGCGGTTAGAAAGTCTCAGGATGCTCTAGCAAAACATACGGCTGACATGCCAGCGAGAACAAACACCAAGAAATATGCCGCTTGGGCCGACAAATACAAAACCCTAAAGAGTTCGGCTGATAATGCTGAGATGATGAATGATGATCTTATTGCAGAGCATGTCGCCGCCGTCAAGCGTACAAGGGCTGTCATACGCGACGATGCGAGTCCATATGCCGAACAATTCCGTCAAACCATGGGTAAGGAGGCATATGAAAGTCTCAACCACGATGACTTGGGAAACATAAAAAACGTTGAGATGCTGGGTAAAGCTGCCAAAGGGTCTGCGTCTACGATAGACCTTCACCAAAAAGCGATCAATAACGAAATTCAGGCATTGGGTATGGCGAAGGGTGCTATCAGTAGTGCCACTGCTACCATTACAAGCGCGTTGCTGAGCGTAGCCGGGGCTTTGTATAAGGCAGGCGGAATGACAGTGGACAACTGGAATGCGCAGTTGAAATACAATGTTCTAGGAAGTCATTACAAGCAAGCCGCGATGAACGGTATGACAGATGCCCAAATGTCACATATGTTGGGTACCAACCAACAAGCGATAGGTATGTTGACAAGCGGCCAAAAAGACCTATCGACACACCAATTGAATGAAATGGGTAAAGTTGGTCGTTTCATGGGTTTGACGGGCGAAGAAGCTCGACAGAAAGTATTGACTTATCGAGCGGATATTAGTCAAACCGGTTCTCGTGCATCATTAGATGAAATGGCCAAATACGCCAAAGATCAGAAGACTATGGCCGCAGGCTTGCGCATGACAACCGAAGAGTTGGATGCGTTTAACAAATCTCTTTCTGATAGTGGAACCATGGCTGAAATGTCATTTAGTATGACGAAAAAGTCGGACGATGAAAGATTAGAAGCGTATCGCAAAGATATTAATGCCATTCTCTATCACGGTCGGATGATGGGGTTCAGTGCAGATGCCGTTAAACGCCAGATGGAAGCAGGAAAGGATAATCCTTTCAGAGGTTTGGCTGATAGCATTTTAGGACGCGTTCATGCTCGACTTGAAACTGCCGGTGTGGCCGCGATGGGTATAACTGTACCCAAAGATTTTGATAGGTTGAATCGAGAAAAGGCCGAATTCGGTAACATGATGAACGCCGACGATTTAGGCAAGTTGACAAATGAAAAGTTGGATTTGTCAACGCAGATAACCAAAAAAATGCAAGAGGCAGCCGCACGTGGTGATAGCGCAATGATGGATAAATTGCGTATCTATCGTCAACTTGGCGGAACTGAGGAAGGTTCTGTATTAGGTACAGATGCTACGAAGGCTGCGATTCAAGCCAATGCAACGAAGAGTTCGACTGTAGGAATCGCCAATGACCTATTTGGAAAAAGTGCGACATCCATTATGGAAGGAATGTATAAGACGGTCGAGCAAACGCCAATAGATAAAGCAGCCGGAGCTATGGATGCTTATTCGACCGCGTTAGGGGTGTTTACTGAGAACGCCCTCCAAAGAGGTCGCGAATTATCTAATGGTCTCAGTGGAAATCCAGTAGGAAGCATGTTGGGTAGCTTTGGTCAAACTGCTCTGAACATAGTGGCATACAAAGCCATAGAAAAAATTGGCCCAAGCCTAATCGCACGCGGTGCTGGATTGCTAGGAATAGGCGGCAGTGGAGCAGCGGCAGGGACAGCAGGAATGGAGGCTGGTTTGTTCGGATCAGGTGCCGGTATTACTGGAACCGCTGGAATGGCGGCTAGCATCGGTTCTCTGGTGGCATCGACAGCAGTCTTAACAGGTACGGCGATAGCATCCTATAAAGCTACTGATGCAATCTATCATTCTAAAACGATGTCAAGCGGGACAGCGGGGGAAATAGAAACACATGTGGGGCCACTAGGATTCTTGGCCGTGATGCAAGATGCCTCCGATAAACTCGCTGATTTTAATGGTACCGGAGTGAATGGCAAAGGAAGTGAGACGACCGAAGCCAGAGATGAAAGATGGAAAAAACTCGGCGTGGTTGGGATGGATGGTAATGGTAAATGGATTTATGCCAATCATGATGCCTCAATGACAAAACCATCGTCCACTCCCTTAACATCGACCACCACAAAGGATCAAGATGACCAAACCAAGGCTGGAATGGACACCTTGAAGCAGATCGCTGACACCTTGGAAAAGATGTTCGGAGTGAACTCAGATTCGACATCCATGATGAATACGTTACTCGGGTTCGTCTCGAACTTTACCGATATGCACAAGAGAAACGCAGCACAAGCTAAGATTGATGCACAAGTCCAAGGCTTAGTAACTGCCGCCGCCATCCGAGTCAAAAATCTGGAAGACATGATCTAATAAATGCAAGGAGATTTCAAAGGGATAAATAACCTGATGAACCAACGCCAATGAGACCAGCATGAGCCTGACCAAATTCTATAAATTTGTAACACCCGAGACCCATCTTGCGAAGATTCACGACAACTCGCCACAAGGTCAAGGCGGACTCTATGGTAACTATACTTGGTATCATTCGTTGGTTTACGGGTCAGCCCAGCGTCTGTCTAGATATAAAGAATATGATGCAATGGACTTGGATACGGACGTATCCGTAGCTCTCGATTTGATCGCTGGTGAAATCGTAGGCAAGACATCCAAGAACGATATCCCACTAAATCTGACGATTGAAGCCGGTAACGAGCAATATGTCAATCCTACCATGGTGGTCACAGTCAAAGCCGCTTTGCGTACATGGTGCAAGGTTGAGGATTGGTCGGTGCGTTTGTTCCCTCTTGCCCGTAACGTCATCAAGTATGGTGACTGTTTCTTCATCCGTAACAACCGTGAGAAATTCCGCCGTTCGATCTTCGTGTCGCCTCGTAATGTAACGGGTGCCTTGGTCAACGAACTCGATCACACCGACATCAAGGCGTGGCAGATTCAATATCGTTTCTTGGGTGGCGTCAATTCGACGTTCAACCAGAATGGATATAAGACAATCACCAACCCATTGATGAGTGACAATACCAACGACTTCTCCTCGTTCAATGAAATCAAGGCAGAGGACGTTATTTGGTACTCTTTGTATAACGATATGGCCGATGAAGCACCATTCGGTGTTTCCATTCTGCGAGCGATATACAAAGTCTTCAAACAGAAAGAATTGCTCGAAGACGCGATCATCATCTATCGAATTCAACGTGCCCCAGAAAAGCGTATGTTCCGTATTGACGTAGGAAACATGCCGCCGAATCTTCGTGCTTCACACCTTGAACAGCTTCGTAATGAAGTCAAACAGAAGCGCATTCCATCGAACATTGGTGGCGCTACACAGGTGGACTCGATCTACAACTCACAGACGATGAATGAAGACTACTACTTCACTAAGAATGCTGCTGGTGAAGGTTCTACTGTAGAGATTCTTCCGGGTGGCCAGAATCTTGGCGAAATCCAAGACTTGGATTACTTCTATAACAAAATGTGGCGCGGCTTGCGTATCCCCCAGTCATACATGAATGCCAACGTCGAATCTGGCCCAGCCAGCGACGGTAAGGTAGGCATCGCATATCAACAGGAAATCAACTTCACGGTGTATATCGAACGTCTTCAAAAGGCGCTGGAACACCGTTTGGATGATGAGTTCAAGAAGTTTCTAGAACGTGCTGGCATCAAGGTTGACACCACCATGTTCCGCATCACATTACCACCACCGTCCAATTACATGAAGTCGCGCGAAAACGCGATCAACAACGACTTGCTTGGCACCTATCAGATGGCCGATGGTATTGAAGCATTGTCAAAGCGGTTTGCACAGGTCAAGTATCTCGGTCTTACTGTGGAAGAAGTTGCCATCAACGAACGCCAGAAGCGCGAAGAAATGGGTCTCAATCCGAACGGTGGCATGAAAGACTTGCCAATGATCTACAACCCAGAAGCCGCAGAACGTGGTGGCTTCGATGGTGGCTTGGCTGGTTCCAAGGGCCAGATTGGTGACGATATGTTACCGGCTGGTGGGGATGATGATAAGGGTGGCCCACCGGGTGAAGGCGGAGACGAAGGTGGTCAACCGGGTGAAGGCGCTTCTCCTGCCGATAATGGCAACGCTCCACCTCCACCTAAAAAGTGAGTTTCTCACGCCAACCCATATAAATAATGGATAACCACAGATACAAGGGCTGTCATGCGTTTTATTGAATTCATCAAAGAGTCTGCCGAGAAAAAGTCAGGGACATTTGATCCCGACTCGTTGCCGAATCAAATGGATTCGGCAAACATGCCTCAGACCGACCAAGAATTGGACGGTGCAGGAAAAAAGAAAAAGAGGAAGAAAAAGGACGGCGGATGGGTTGTACCTGCTGTGGGACTTCTTAAATATCTTCAACATATGAACAAGGTGCAATGATCCATGACTTCTTCTATTGATAGCCTCCGTAAAGCTTTGACTGCGTTCGCCAAGGGCGAGGATGAACAATCCGAAGCCGCTTTCCGTGAATATTCTCAAGCTAAATCCCATGAGCTTGTTCACAACACAGAACTACAGAACAAAATTATCAAGGAAAAGGCCGTCTACGCAAAAATCGGCGCAATGCTTTTGCGTGAATTCAATGCAGATGATCCTATCCAGATGGATGGACAGTACATCGTAGTCAACGGTAAACGTGTGGGTACCGTAACCACAAATACAGACGATGTCGATCCTAACGATCCAGACTATGAAAACAAATGGGAACAGAGTCAGAGTGGCATCAATTTCACGGCTGCTGATGGGAAATTCTCAAAGGAATTCCCTGATATCGCGTCCTTGTACCAGTTCATCTCTAAACAATATCTCGGTACGGCACAATAAGGACGCATGACATGACACAACACATTTTACTTGTAGAGGAATACACACCAATCGAAAGCCGCATCATTGTGGAAGCTTCGACCTGTGCCAAACAAGTTCACATTCAGGGGATTTTTGCTCAAGCTGATCTTCGCAATCGCAACAACCGTATCTACCCGTTGTCTGAGATGTTTCAAGCCATCTCTAGGGCGAATGAAGAAATCTCCCGCGAAGGCGGCATCTACGGTGAGTTGGATCATCCGGCTGGAGCAACGGTCAACCTGAAGGAAGTGTCTCATATCATCACAAGCTTGCGTGTTGAAGGCACCAACGTCATCGGGCGTGCCACGATCCTACCAACACCAAACGGTGAAATCGCAAAGGCTCTATTCCAATGCGGTCGTCGTCCGGGTATCTCAACACGAGGTGGTGGTAAGTTGAATGAGTCTGGCATCGTAAGTGATTTCACTTTCATCACGGCTGACCTTGTAGCCACACCAAGTGCCCAAGGTGCTATGCCAGTACCGATCTACGAGTCGTTACAGCAAACCGCACAGGGTCGTCATGTTATGACGCTTGCCGAATCGATCAAGGATGATCCAAAGGCGCAAGCCTATCTGGTCAAGGAACTGAAAGCCTTCATGGACAGTTTCATCCGCAAGTAAAAAGAAACCCGCCGAAAGGCGGGTTTTTTGTAATACACACAGTGTGGATTGATTACGCGTTGTATTCCGGACGCACGCCAGCGATAGACTTCAAGCGAACCGGTGCAACTTCGTCATCGTTTCCGATGTCTTCACCTGTATCACCTACGTCAGTGAACTTACGCGGCGCACCGAAATCGGTAGCTCCGAGTTTCTGCATCTTGTTGTGAACCTGACGAGCGTCGCGCGAACCATAACGCTGCACAAGGTCAGCAACCTTGAGACCGGATTCATTCGGTTCATAGGACATGGAATCAACAAGGCCAAGGTCGGCAAGCTGATCCATGATGGCTTGTTCGCGCGGAGATGCGGTTTCGGCATCTACTTTACCGGTAGCCAAACGACGCAGAACTGTAAGTTGAATGTCGTCCAAGTCACGGTACGCAAGCATAGCATTTTCGTTGAGGAGGGTTACAAGTTTCATTACATTTCCTTTGTTTTTGTTATTTTGTGTCCAAAACAGTATTTATACATTGATCTTGTTTTTGAACTGTAATTCGAGTATCCTTGTGTCTCGAATCTATGAGAACGCTGTAACAGGCTATCCCGAAGCCCAGCATCCTACTCCTACTCCCGGCAAAGCGCAAGAGTCTTTGCTCTAACCAAGGAAAATTCATGTCAACCGACAATCCCTCCGCCATTTCTCGTTTCTTTCGTCGAGTGCTAGGCATTCACGATACGATCCCTGAACACGATACGATCCCTGAAGTAGCGGTTCCAGATGAACAGAAGTCAACCGAAGCGACTACACCAGTCGAGATTTATCCAGAGGATGAACCATCTTTACGAAGAGTCATCTCGGAAAAGTTGGATGACGCAATTGTCGATCCATGCCGTAGCAGACCGTTAGCCGCACTTCGGGCTGAATATGAAAAAATCGAGAACCTGATAGGGTGGGCAGAAGACCTCCCTGATGAACGCATTGGTCAGATTTATTTGAGGGAACTCCACCAGCGGGCAAGAAGCCACAAATACTACCTCGACCATGCCGAAAGTGCGGAACGCATCAAAATTGCCGCTGCCACAATACCAGACCCACCCGGTTTCCCTGCAAAAGAGAAAGCCCGTGGAACCTGAAAACTCAGTCAAGCAGGTTATCGTTGTCCGCAAAGACTTGAACATGCGGAAGGGGAAGATTGCGGCCCAAGTGGCGCACGCCTCTATGTCGTTCCTTACTACGAGCATGCGTGGAAAGTCTGGACATCCTATTGTTATTGAGCTAACCAAAGAACAGAGACTTTGGGTGGACGGGTCTTTCACCAAAGTGGTGGTCTATGTCAACAGCGATGACGAACTATTGAGTGTACATCGAGCCGCTCACGATGCAGGGATAGAATCACATAGAATCCAAGATTCTGGCCGTACCGAATTTAACAACGTGCCGACCTACACTTGTGTCGCCATTGGCCCGGATTTGATACAGTTAATCGATACTGTAACTGGTCACCTTCCGCTTCTATAAATAAGTCATATACTTCGGTAGCTCAATTGGCAGAGCAACGGTCTCCAAAACCGTAGGTTGGGGGTTCAAGTCCCTCCCGGAGTGCCACTTAGAAGTCATCCCATGTTCACAAAGGCCATAGTGTCCATTACATCATACCCCCTCGTCAAATCCGACGATCCAGTTCTTTCAATTTGTACGCCAGTTTTCAATGGTGACTTTGAATCGTTAAGAGAGATTGCAGAACGATTGATAGGAACGCGGTACTGGAATCAAGCATTGGGCGTGGCTGCCCCACCGGTCGGACTCAGTCTTCGCATGTTCGTCATGCTGGTTGATGAATGCACCAAGGTCTTCATCAACCCTGAAATCCTTTATATGGAAACGAACGCTCTTTATCCTGTAAACGAGGGATGTCTTTCATTTCCGGGTGTCCAGATTAAAACGGCCAGAAGCGGACATATCATAGTGTCATATTGTGATTTAACCGGCAAACGTAACACTATTCGTCTTAAAGGTCTTGAAGCTGTGTGTTTTCAACACGAACTGGATCACCTCGATGGGATAGTGTTTCATGAACGAGAAGCTGCTCTGCCTCCTGAGTAAGTATCTTGTTCCATTTTCGTCTAAGCATAGGTAAATCCATCTCTTCTCCAAAAGCAAGAAGGCGAGAAATCAAACGATTTTTACTTATCCTAAGTTCCGATTGTTTACCGGCGTTGACGATTCTGACCATCATTTTTGATGGGATATTAAAGTAAGTAATGATAAGTTCTTTGAAATGGTTAAGAAATGGGAACCATGAGACATGATTTTTGATGATCAGATTCAAGCTCGACCTGTTTTTAAGTTGAATGATGCACCCATCACCGTCAATGAATCCAATTAGTACGGCCAGTTGTTCGATTGGAGTCATTCCAGAAAAAATGCATAGAGAGGGAGGATTATACGTTTTTCGTTGATGTATCTCCCATCTATCAACAAAGGCACCAATATTATCAATATCTTTCACCGCAAGGCGATATTGAATACATGGTTCGTTCGTAAGTAGTCTTTGATAGGTTGTTTTATATCTATGAAGTGTGCAGTTGAGAAAGGATGATAGCTTCGCTAAATGTAATTTATCTATTTCAGCTACTGCAACAACCAATCGATTATCTGATATGTGACCATCAGCCAAGATAAAACCTACCCAATATAATGCTTCTAAACTCATGGTGTTAAGAAGGTGGCATCTAGTACCACGATGATATGTTGCATTGTCTCTACTAATCCCAATGCGAGCCGCCATAAGCTTTATAGCGGCTTCAGAGCGTACAAGACAGTTGGATATCTCCTTTATGTTACCGTGTGGATATTCTTTAGATAGAAATTCGATGTCCTCTTGACTCCATTTTCGTTTTGACATAGACTAACTCCTGTTAACATCTATTTATCAATCTACAGGAGTACAGTCGCGTGATTTGGTTCACTAGCGATAACCACTTTTTTCCATAAGAACATCATCCAGTATTCCAACCGTCCATACAAAGACGTAGAGGAAATGAACCGCAAAATGCGGGACATCTGGAACGAACACGTACAGCCCGGAGAAACGGTGTACATGTTGGGAGATGTCGGCTTTGCTAAGCCGGAAATCTTGATCCCATTCCTTCGCAGTTTACACGGCGAAAAACATCTTGTGACGGGCAATCACGATAAGCAAATCAAGAAAATGCGCCAGCGGCTTCTTGATGAACGCGTATTCGTGTCCATGGACATGGCCAAGGAAATCTACATCGGTGACGATTACTTTGTCCTGTATCACTACGGACAACGCACTTGGAACAAGGCTCACCATGGGTCTATTCATCTGTTCGGCCACACGCACGGCTCTCTACCGCCGTTGGGTAAGTCTGTGGACGTTGGTGTTGATGACAAGAACATCACCGACGAATACCGTCCAGTGTCATTGGACGAAGTCCTTCGATTCATGTCAAAGCGTGAATCGCACACCAAACATCATGACGGTGAAGGATGATTAACCCGTTCTGGAAAGTTGTTGGGTGGATCATATCACGCCCGAAAATCGCTGAGTATTTGATCAAAAAGGCTCAAAAGACTGAGTATTTTCACCTTCGCGGATACATGGAACGGTGGTGGTTGTTCAATCGTCATGACGATACAGATTACGCCACCAAAGCGCCTAAACCATACCCATGGCTACCATCGATCAGGATACATCACATTCTTCGAGCAGACGCGGATAGAGTTCCACATGATCATCCATGGAATGCTCGCACGATCATCTTGAAAGGATGGTACCGTGAAGTAAGAATCGATCCAGCAAACGCAGAATGGTTTGACCCTGATTTGTGCTTTTCATATGCCAAGTCTTTTACTAGAAATCAAGGTGACACCGCCACCTTAAAGTTTGGCGAATATCATAAAATCTCTGAAGTCTCTGAAGGTGGAGTTTGGACGTTGTTCATTTTCTACAAATGGAGAGGTGTGTGGGGCTTCTTGGTCAACGGGGTAAAGATTCCTTGGAGACAATATGAAGCAATGAAAAAAGATGAAGTGGTCAGCGATAGCTGATTAACCTGAACGACAAGGACGCTATTCAGATTTCCTCTCCACTTTATAAACGGTAAAAATTATCGTTGCATAAATACTCAAAGGCGAGTATTTTGTACTGAGTGCGAAACAAAATCGGGTCACCTGAGAGGAAATCATGAACAGATTGAAGTCTCTATTCCAAGATCAATTCAATTCGAAGACAAAAGAAGAGCTTTCTCTTCTGGAATTCTTGGAACGCTGTAAAGATGATCCATCGTGTTATGCAACAGCACCAGAGCGCATGCTCAAGGCAATCGGCGAACCGACTGTCATAAACACCTCAGACACCCCACGCTTATCACGTATCTTCTCCAATCGGAAGATCAAGGTCTATCCGGCTTTCTCAGACTTTTATGGGATGGAAGAAACCATCGAAGCAATCGTCAGCTATTTCAAGCATGCTGCTCAAAATCTCGAAGAGGCAAAGCAGATCATTTATTTGCTTGGCCCGGTGGGCGGTGGTAAGTCTAGTCTGGCCGAACGATTGAAGAAACTCATGGAGAAGGAACCGATTTACGTGCTGAAAGCAGGATCGGAATTGTCTCCATTGTTCGAATCACCGTTGGGTCTCTTTGATGCAACCACATACGGTGAGACGTTGCAACAAGAATATGGCATCCCTGAACGGTACTTGAAAGCCATCAATTCGCCTTGGGCGCAAAAGCGTTTGAACGAATTCGAAGGCGACATCACCAAGTTTTCTGTGGTTAAAATGTATCCTTCTATCATCAATCAGATTGCCATTTCAAAGGCCGAACCCGGCGATGAAAACAACCAAGATATCTCTACGTTGGTTGGTTCTGTCAATATTAATAAACTCCAAAGACTCGGTGAAGACGATCCGGATGCTTACGGGTTCACTGGCGCGCTGAACATAGCGACTCAAGGTATCATGGAGTTCGTGGAAATGTTCAAGGCTCCAATCAAGATGCTGCATCCGCTGCTTACAGCTACACAGGAAGGCAACTATAACGGTACGCGCCGCTTTGGCTCGATTCCGTTCCAAGGTACCATCTTGGCCCATTCTAATGAGTCTGAATGGGAGACGTTCAAGAACAACAAAAACAATGAAGCATTCCTTGATCGAATCAATCTGATCAACGTGCCATATTGCTTGAGAATTGATGAAGAGAAAGAAATTTACGAGAAGATCATCCGGAATTCTGAGCTATCAGATGCACCGGTTGCGCCAAAGACGTTTGAAATGTTGGCTCAATTCTCCATCTTGACCAGATTGCTGGAACCAAGAAATTCTGACCTCTACGCGAAACTGCTCGTGTACAACGGGGAATACGTCAAGGAAATCATGCCCAAGGCGAAGACCCACAAGGAATACAAGGATGACGCTGGCGTAAGAGAAGGCATGGATGGCATGTCAACGCGTTTCGCCTACAAGATTCTGAGCAAGGTATTCAACCATGACAGCGATGAGGTTGCGGCCAATCCAATCCATCTCATGTATGTTTTGGAGAAGCAAATCAAGCAAGAATGCTTCCCTACCGAAAAGGAAGAGATGTACCTGTCTTTTGTCCACGGTATCATGAAAGACAAGTATGCTGAGTTTGTCGAGGAAGAACTTCAGAAAGCATATTTGGAATCCTACTCCGACTACGGTCAGAATTTGTTTGACAATTACGTCAAGTATGCTGATTTCTGGACACAGAACAACGATTATCGTGACCCTGATACAGGTGGCATGATGGATCGTGAAATGTTGAATAAAGAGCTAGAAAAAATGGAGAAACCGGCTGCCATTTCTAACCCTAAAGATTTCCGCAACGAAATCGTCAACTTTGTATTGCGTGCAAAGGCGGATAGGGGTGGAAAGAATCCAGTCTGGACTTCCTATGAGAAGCTTCGTCGTGTTATCGAGAAGCGCATGTTCTCTAATACTGAAGAACTGTTGCCAATCATCTCCTTTGAAACCAAAAAGAAGACGGCAGACGAAGAGGAAAAGCATCATAACTTCGTGGATCGCATGATTGCTCGCGGCTATACGAAGCGACAGATTCAACTCATTGTCAATTGGTTCACGCAATACAACAAGAGCTAACTAAATGGCACATACCATCATAGACAGAACCCTTCGAAACAAAACGAAGGGTTCTACTAATCGGGCGAAATTTACCAAGAGAGCTTCTCGAAACATCAAAGAGGCTGTCAAGGACTATATCGCCAACGGTGCCGACATCAAGTCTATTTCCGATGGTAAGCAAAAGAAAATTAAGGTGTCCAACAAAACGTTGGATGAACCTCTGATCGTCCACGGAAGCGAGTCCACAAAACGACGTGTCGTGATCGGCAACAAAGATTACGAAGTTGGCGACCTGATAAAGAAACCTACCAAGAGCGGATCAAGCAATACCGCAGGAGATAGTGGCGAAGGTGAAGACGATTTTTATTTTCAGCTAGATCACAAGGAATTTCTGGACATATTCTTTGATGGACTGGAATTGCCCGATTTGATCAAAAAGCAGATCATGGAAGATTGCGAAATTAAACCGCATCACAACGGATATACCACCACGGGATCGCCTGTCAGATTAGATTTGAAAAAGAGTCTGGTCAATTCCTATAAACGGCATGTTGCCATCGGCGGGGCTATCGATATAGAAATCGAAGAGTGCCAAAAACGTTTGGAGACTGCTACATCACAAGACGAAAAGGACGCTCTGCTTCTAGAAATTGCCGAACTCGAAAAGCAAAAGAACGAAGTACCTTTCCTACAAGAACTTGACCTCCGTTACCGCAATATTCTCATGGTTCCAGAACCAGCCACAAAGGCTGTCATGTTCTGTATCCTTGACGTTAGCGGAAGCATGGAAAAATGGCACAAGGAAATAGCCAAACGCTTTTTCATGATCCTTTACCTGTTTCTGACCAAGCAATACGAGAACGTCGAACTGGTTTTTATCAAACATCACCATGCTGCATTTGAAGTCACGGAACACGACTTTTTCTATTCACGTGAAAACGGTGGAACTGTTGTTTCTGAGGCTCTAAAGTTGATCAGAGATATCATGAAAAGCCGGTATTCAAGCTCGGCATATAACTCCTATGTCTGCCAAATGAGTGATGGCGATAATTTCGGTTCCGAGGAAGAAAACGAAAAGCTGGAAAATTTGATAGAAGAGATTCTTCCATTGGTTCAATATTTCGCGTTCGTCGATATCAAGCGTAAATTCCCACCGTTTGTTGGCGGATTCATGACGCAATCGTCAGATGAACCGACTGAATTGATGAGTCAATACATCACAATCAAGGATAGCAACTACAAGCACGGGTATAAGTTCAACCTGCGTAGCATTACTGCATTGGCTGACATCTATCAGGTGTTTAGAAGTCTTTTCGAAAAGAAGGTTGAAGAGAAATGACGAAGTTGAGAAGTGTCGGCGAATGGGATCAACCACTATTGGACGCGTATTACAAGGAAATCGAAGAGATTGCAGTCAACGATTTTCAACTGTCCACCTACCCCAACCAGCTTGAAATCATCTCGTCCGATCAAATGATCGAGGCGTACAGTACCCACGCCATGCCCATCATGTACGATCACTGGCGATATGGCAAAAGTCTGGTCTCAAACAAGAACGCATATGATAAAGGTCATATGAATCTCGCGTATGAGGTGGTGATCAACAGTTCTCCATGTATTGCGTATCTGATGGAAGAGAACAGTATCACGATGCAGGCACTTGTGATGGCTCACGCGTGTTTCGGTCACAATGCCTTCTTCAAGAACAACTACCTTTTCAAGAATTGGACAGACGCAGAATTCATCATTGAATACCTGACGTTCGCCAAAAAATATATCGCATCCTGTGAAGAAAAATATGGGGTGGATACAGTTGAACGCTTTTTAGATGGCTGCCACGCATTGGAACTGCATGGTGTGGACAAGTACCATAGACCGCGTGGGTTGACGAACATCGAAAAGGAAAAGCTGAAACTCGAAGCACTATTACACGCAGAAAAAACGTATGACGATGTCATAGAAACAACCGTGAACGCGTTCCGTCCGATTGAAGATCAGGTCTTGGAAAAGGTCGAACCACAGGAAAACATCCTATACTTCCTTGAGAAAAACGCGCCGTATTTGGAAGACTGGCAGCGGGAAGTCATCAGAATCGTGCGCAAGATTGCCCAGTATTTCTATCCGCAACGACAGACACAATTGATCAATGAAGGATTCGCTACCTTTACCCATTACAACATCTTGAACCGGCTCAATGAAAAGGGGCTAGTGACGGACGGGTTCATGCTTGAATTCTTGGAATCGCATACGGCTGTCACTGCACAGCCAACATTTGACCATCCATACTATGCCACTATGGGCATCAACGTGTATTCACTAGGATTCAGGATGTTCCAAGACATCAAACGTATCTGTATGGAGCCGACAGCCGAAGATAGAGAATATTTCCCCGATTTTGCCGGTAACGGAGACTGGGTCAAAACGACGCAATGGGCCATGAAAAATTTCAGGGATGAGAGTTTCATCCTTCAATTCTTATCACCGCATCTGATTCGCAAATATAGAATGTTCGCCGTCGAGGATGAACCAAATGTATCCTACGTGAAGATTACTGATATCCACAACAAAAAAGGATATCTTAATATTCGAGAAAAGTTGGCGAAGATGTTTGATATTATGGAAAGAATCCCAAATGTGCAGGTTACGGACGTTGAACAAAAATCTCGTCGTCTCACTTTAACGCATACATCCAACGATTGCGTCAAGTTGGACGCCTCTAATATCGGTCTAGTTTATGAATATCTCTGTGAAATGTGGAAGCTCCCCGTCAGGATAGTATCCGTGGACGCCAATGGGAAACCATTCGATCTAATCGAATAAGCACTTGACTGCCAATCCTAATGTTCGTACACTAAATACTCCTGATACACCCACCAACCGAGGAAACAAAGATGAACACGTAGCTGCTTGAATCCATGAACACCTGTGAACAGACGCCCGGTCAGAGCATTCTCGACCACGGTCTTAGCGTTTGGGAACAGTATCAGAAGCTTATCCACGGTGATACTTCTGAGATGCGTCTACCGCAATGGTACGACGCCTACAAAGACCAGCTTCTCTCTACCATCCACTCCCCTTCGATTATCCGACAGTACACGTCGTTCCACGACTGTGGTAAACCGTTCTGTCAGGAAATTGACGCCGATGGTCGGAAACACTTCCCGAACCATGCCGAAATCTCGAAGAAAACCTACGAGACCTATTTCGGTCGTGAGGGTGACCATGCCATCATCGCAGACCTCATCGGTCTGGATATGATTTGTCATACGGAGACTGCCGACCAGATTATCGGTCGAAACTTGCCAGACAGGACGATTTGTACACTCTTGCTCGCGGCGCTTGCCGAGATTCATGCCAATGCCCAGATGTTTGGTGGCATCGAATCGACTTCTTTCAAAATCAAGTTCAAGAAGTTGCAGAAGCTCGGTAACAGACTCTGTAAGTACATCTTCGACCATTCCTATATGTACGCCATCACCCGTGACGACTTGTCCCCGGCCCAAAGGGCGGTGCAGGCTGGCCATGTGGCAATCGAAGCGTCACGAGCGTTTATGTCCAAGGACGACGAACACCCGTCGCTGATTCTTTGCACCTTGAAGGGTGAGGAACAGCTTCGGCGTGCAGCGGACGACTTGGAATCGAAGGGTATTCAACTCAAGCGATGGCACGAGCCTGACCGTAATAATGAGTTGACCGCAATCGCCTCACGGCCTATCGTGGGTGATGATAGAAAGTTGTTCAAAAAATTCCAACTGCTCAAATAAGGAGAGTCATCATGGAAAACGTCTTTGAAACAAAGGAACAAGCACGAGCGTTCCGGCAACGCTGGAAACAACTGTACGCTGAGGGGTTCCACAAACCGAAGTCCCATCCGATTATCCGATATTGCCTTAATCGCGGCAACTACGAAAAAATGACGGTCGGTGAATGTAAATGGTCGGACATGGACGCATCCTTCCATTTGGTCTATGCTGCTGCCATGGGCAAAGATTTTAGCAAAGGATTCGAAAAGGCATCCCGATGGAAGTTGGGCACCAAGCCAGCCGTTTGGAACTTGCAGAAAGTCTATGCAATGTTCCCGGATTTGACGGATGCACAAAAGCTTGCAATCGGAACAAGAGTGACTGATTTTGCTCATAAATTGGCATGGAGCTATCGGTAAATTACACCATAAATATCTCAATGAACGTATCATTCATTGAGAATATCTGGGGAAGACTGGCCGTATTGACCCCCAATCGTGGTAAAAGCTACGATTGGGGTTTCATCACATCATTCCAAGAATCTCTCTTGCTGAAAACCGGAGACACCATTTCCAGATATGATAGTCTCGGTAACCTGTTGGAAACGGTTATTCTGGAATTCGACGAGTCTGATACATATTCTTTAGGCCAGAACTTCAGACGAAGGCTGGTCGATAGGATAGCATATCCTTTAGAGAACTTGTTTCTCTCCAATGCATATGTTAAGCTTACAAGAGATTATGCGGATGTGGTGGAATGGTAGTCACGATAGGTCGAGGGCCTATTGCCGTGAGGCGTGCAGGTTCGAGTCCTGTCATCCGCACCAACTTTTGAGTTCTTGACGCCCCATGTTGGCGTCTGTTGATGGCAATTTGGGCACAGAAATCTCATATTACAAAGACGGTTATCGTTATTCTTACCATTGACATGGTCTAGATGTAGTGTAAGAGGCCGACCACACCATTCAGGTAACAACCCACAAATTTCGCAAACGTATGGCTTCTCTCGTTTAAGAATTTTGCGCAATCTGCCCGCTGTTACATGATATTGAGGATTCTCTACAAGAATGAGAGCTTCATCCGTTTCTATGTTTCTGGAGTTTTTCTCGACAATAGGATGGGTTTCGCGCGTATAACCTTTAGCCCATCCTTTACCGGTGAAATGTGTTATATCTAGGTCATGTCGAGCTATCAGTTTCGAAAAATGACAGTAAGAACCACCACTCGGTTTTAGGTTGAAATATAAAAATAACTGATTCATGGATGTACAGTTTTTAACGGCTTCGGATAAAACTTCTTTGGTGTATCGAATATTTCTCATGGGGTAGACACCTCGCTAGGAGACAATTTCTCTGTCTACCTATTTAGTGTCTTGTGTTAACGCATGTTTTTTGGTATGATTCTCCAATAAACGAGAATCAACCATGAAGCACTTCAAAGCCCCTGAAGCGAATACAACTGACCTGTTCACCGTTTTCCTTGCTGGCTCCATCGACATGGACAAGGCTGAGAAATGGCAGAACCGGGTTGTCGAAGAACTGAAAGACTTTGATGTTGCCATCATGAACCCACGCCGTGACGCATGGGACGCAAGCTGGAAACAGGAAGTCTCCAATCCCAAGTTCTTTGAACAGGTCGATTGGGAATTCAAGAACCTCGAAAAATCCAAACTCATCTTCCTCTACTTTACCGCCGATTCCAAGGCTCCTATCAGTCTATTGGAATTGGGTCTGTTCGCAGATTCCAAGAAACTTATCGTGTGTTGCCCGAAAGCCTATTGGCGTCATGGTAACGTTGAATACATCTGCAAACAGTTCAAAATCCCTCTCTTTGACACTTTCGAAGCTGCCATCAAGGCGACCAAGAAAGAACTCTTCGCCTACGGAAAATAATGAAATATCGAAGCCGCAAACTTATCATGCCATCCCACTTGAACGGGGCCAACACTCTGTTCGGTGGTCAAGCATTGGCGTGGATTGACGAAGAAGCGGCCATCTATGCTGCATGTCAGACCAGAACTGCCAGCCTCGTAACCAAGGTCATGAGTGCCATCGATTTCAAGGCTCCGGCACATCTCGGAGATATCATCGAAATTGGAACAGACCTCGTGAAGATTGGACGAACGTCCATTACGGTTTCTGCTACAATGCGCAACAAATCCACCAAGAATGTCATCTTGACGGTCGATGAGATTGTCTTTGTCTGTGTGGATGCGAACGGAACACCAACGCCTCACGGCATCACAGAAAAACTCATTGAGGAAGATGAATGATTAAGATATCCCCACTACGTGATCAGCTTGTGGTCATCGTGAACGAACGTCAAACGCAAACTGCCGGTGGTATCCAATTGGTCGAACGCGCAGGCTCTTCCAGCACTCTCCCTTCCTCTGGTAAGGTCATCGCAGTTGGGCCGGGTGCAACCGATAAGAATGGCATTACACAACCGATGGATATCGAAGTCGGCCACACAGTTCTTTTCCACAAGAGCAGCGGCATTAAGCTTCCGGGAGAGTCGATTTCTGACTTTACCGATTACCGTATCATGCGCCACGAAGACGTACTAGCAGTCTTGGTAGATTCGTGATATGATAAATACCCAAGCATGACGCGGTAGTATCGGCTCAGTTTCCTAAACTGTTGAAACCGTAATGGACACATGTGGGTTCGACTCCCTCCTATCGCACCAATTCTGAGGTATCCCGTGGGTTATCATTGTGACATGATCTACATCGGCCCTGCTGTCAAAATTGAACAGCAAGAGAGAGTGATGCCGGTAGTCATCAATACCTGTAGTGTTGATGATTGCGAAAACAGTCGCAAACCATCCACCAGAAACTTTTGCGACGAATGTGGAAACCCGGTGTTACCTCGTACAATAATGAAACAGAGGCCGGTATCGTTTTGTGATTTCGTGAATGATGACTCCAGAGCGTATCTGAAATATCAAGATGACCTGTTCAATCCTCCTAACGACAAAGATGGAATTTGGTTACCCAATAGACAGGTGAAGGATATGTCTGCGTTTAACGGTGAAATCGGGGAATACACGATTACCGTATCAGATGCCTTCGCCGAGAACAGAGCCAAACAGATAATCATTTTCAATGGGTATTATGACAAACTGTTCATCGATTTGCGTACTTATGGGTTTCAAATCGAGACCGTGTACGTTATCAAGACCTACGGATTCTAATCCAACATGAACATTTCGCCTGCTCTCAGCAAGAAGATAGCTATCACAAAAAAGTTCAGTAGTCTTGTCAAACGTTTGACGACTAAGGTGCAATTCTCTGCAAACCAAGTAAGAGGGTTCATGCTCGGATTGAGTGGAACGGATTCTATCGTAACTTACTTCTTATTGAACGAAGTGGCAGCGAAAGAGGGGTTTCTAGTTCATGGCGTTCATTATGTCGAATCAGAGACAAAACCGACCCCATTCCAGCGTGATGTTTTACCGTGGTTACGAAACGCGTGGCCGAAATCCAGTGTTACTGTAGCTATACCACCGGGCGGGAATTACGACCAATATCGCTGGGGTGATATACATTATCGAGCGTTGAATAGTGTTGGCAGGTATTGGATTGCGAACACAACGAATGCCACGGAGAAAGCACTGGGAACGTTCGGCATCATGGCTAACAGTGCGAGTATATCTCCAATCATCTCACTCTATAAAAGTGAAATCCTACAACTGTGTGAGATTTGGAACGTTCCACAGGAAGCCATTCAACGTTCGCGTCTCCCGGATTGTCTGTGTGGACGCGATGAATTCGCCGCTGAGAACATCGACCTGATCGATGAAGTTCTCAGAAACAACTTGACCAAAGACTACCCGGCAGACGTGTTGCGTAAAGCGATGGACTACATTCGCGACACCAAGCGTGCCAACGATTTCAAGAACAGAACGCCGTACAACGTTTGAGAACCCCATGGCGTACATAACCGACGATAACGACAACTTAGTCAAAGTGGAGAAGCCTATGAAGCCAGTCAGTGACGGCGGAAACAATCTAACCAAAATCGAAAAGCCGTTTGAATGCTGTGGGAAAGGTAAACCTGAAACATTTGAGTTCACCACTCTTGATCAGCATACGCGGACGTATTACTATCCGCACGTGTGGTTCACCATCAAGGATGTCATCAGCATCAATGTCAGCGATGCCGGTACACACCGTTTGAACACACAAGATGGCAAGAAGCACATCGTTCTACCCGGTTGGATTCACCTTGAGTTCGATACACCAGAGTGGACTGCATACTGATGACCCCGGAGATTTGGCCAGTCATACATCTCGACACACCCGGATTAGCGTTTGTGAACGCTGCCATTGCGTTCAACGCTGGCTGTGACGGTGTGTTCGTGATTCATATGAATGGTGGGGATGAATTGGTTACCCCGGTAGCCTCGGAAATCAAAAGAATGTGGCCCGACAAGAAGGTTGGCGTCAACTATTTGACGATGAATGCGTTTGATGGGTTGCGTCGCGCCGAGAAAAACCTATTTGATGCATACTGGACGGACGAGTCGGGCGTGCGTAGCGATGGTGTCGAAGAGGTGGCGCGAAATGTTCAATGGTTTCTCTCCATTTGCCGACCTATATTATTTTTCGGTTCGGTGGCTTTCAAATACCAAAAGTCTGACCCAGACCCATCAATGGCAGCGGAGAGGGCAACGCGACTTGGTATGATACCAACTACCAGTGGAAGTGCAACAGGAAAGGCTCCGCCTGTGGAGAAGGTCAAGATGATGCGTGAATTTATACAACATCGTCCACTTGCCTTGGCTAGCGGTGTTACACCGGAAAACGTTCTTTCACTTGCTCCATACGTGTCCCACATTCTCGTTTCGACGGGAATCTCGAAATCATTCTTTGAGTTCGATGCTGACAAATTGAAAGCGTTGGTGGAGGAACTTCGTGACTAAACCCTTATCGAAGGACGATATTCTTTTTGGATGTGGAAAGGGACATCGAAACAATGAAGCAACACTCTTGGATCGTTTGCCCAATTCGCTAATCCCGCGTTCGTCTACATCGACCGTTTTGCAAGATGAGAGACCGGCATATGACATTCTTAGAGGGTTCTGTGACCCTTTACGGCACTACACTCATCCACCAACGTCAGGATTCCATCCTACGCCTTCATGGTTGGGTCATTTCAAATTTAGACAATTCCCAATCACCGAAACAAGAAAAGAATTGAACAAGTTACCTGTCCGGATCAGAGATTTGATTTCGGACATGGAACAAATCGTAGAATATCAAAAATTCAACACGGTATTCCTTCAACGGTACGATGTTGGAGATTTTGTTCGCCTACATCGTGATCCAAAGAATAATACTGGGTATACGATCATCGCGGTATTGGGTGACTTCGATGGAGCCGAAACAACTATCCATCGTGGTGATGTCAGTGAGAGGTTCACTTTACAAGCTGGAGACGTGCTAGTCCTACCGTGTTACATGAATGACATACAAGGTGATTCTCATGAAGTGTCTCCCGTAACTCGTGGTACGCGGTATGCTATCATCCTGAATACAATCCAACGGGCAGAACCTGAAGAACCGTCCAAGGCTGAGGAACTATTCTCGTGAACATACGTGTCTATAGAACATTCCATTGGGAACTTGACTGTTCACGCTCGGAAATCCGTTACGGCGGGAAGAACCCGGTGAAATTGGTTTCCACTGACGTTCTTCAGTTCATGGACGATGAAGGAGAGTGGAAAGCTATACCCATCGTTGAAGGGCCTCAACCCAAACATCCAGACGAAGAAGCCGCAAAACGCGACATGCAAACCATCGATAAATGGATGACAGGGATCAGAAACAATGCTATCGTCAATGCAGTCATTTCAGGGGAAGATGCATCGGGGTTAGCACTTCTTGCCCAATATGCCGTTAGTGGTGAACAATTGGACATGGAAGAAGTGAACGAGACACTATCCGGAATCAAGAGTCAGCACGCCAAGAAGATCGCAGAACTCATCTTGCATCCGGATTGGTCTAGCCCGTATACTGATGCCGCCGAGTCAATCATCAAATGGGCATCAAGCTTGAAGAAGACCTGAACAGAAGCTGAATATTACGGGTTGACACTCCCCGGTAATCGTGGCAAGATGATCGTGCTTACCCGCTTGTTACAAAATTTTGCGACAAGCATAAATACTTCTGAACGAAATTCAACCGGAACACAAAGTCATGAGCGTTTCACTCACCCCAGCACGTACATTGAAAAACTGGCACCCCGATTATAAGTTTAATCGAGGTACAGCTTCTGTGCGAGCGTTGGGAGATGAAACTATCTGACGCGTGGACAGGGAAAGGTAAAAGAGAACTTCTGACCTAACCCTAAAATCCAGATTCGCACAGGAGCCAGACCAAAAGTCTGGCTTTTTTATTGCCCGCAATATTGAGATTGTTGG